AACCCTGCGTTAGTAATCGGGTTTGTCGCGGGTGCGTCAATCCATTGCGTATTGTAGTTCGTGCCATCAACCTTCGATAGCAACTGACCAGCAGTACCGCCTACTGCGACACCAGGTCCCTGTGCCCCTTGAGGTCCTTGTGCCCCTTGTGCGCCCTGTGGGCCTTGTGCTCCAGTTGCTCCCTGCGGACCAGTTGCGCCTTGCGGACCAGTGTCGCCTTGTGGGCCCTGTGGACCTTGCGTTCCCTGCGGACCAGTAGAACCCTGCGGACCCTGCGGGCCCTGCGTTCCCTGTGGACCAGCAACAGTAGATGCCGCACCCTGCGCACCCTGAGGACCTTGCGGACCTTGTGGGCCAGTGTCACCTTGCGGACCAGTCGGACCAGTAGCACCCTGTGAACCTTGCGCGCCAGTAGAACCCTGTGGGCCTTGTGCACCCTGAGGGCCAGTCGGGCCAACATCTCCCGTTGTTCCTGTTGCGCCTTGCGGACCTTGCGGACCTTGCGAACCCTGTGCTCCGACAGCACCCTGAGAACCCTGGGCCCCCTGTGGTCCCTGTGGTCCTTGCGCACCGATAGCGCCTTGTGCACCTTGTGCGCCGATGGACAGCCACTGTGAGCCATTCCAGAACTGCATGGTATCAAGGGCTTTGATGAACGTGACCATGCCCTCGGTAATGGAGAACGCTCCAGCAGAACCGAAGTACACTTCCCTGTCGTATTCGGTGTCAAACACACCGACAACCTGTGAAGAAATAAAGTCGTTGAGTTCAGCGGACTCGATGGTTTCGCTTGTGAACTTTTTGAATCCAGCCATACCTAACTTCCAAGAACCGCGTCGGAGTCCAACTCGCCCGAGTAACTGGAGTCTAGTTCAAAAACACCATCCAGAATCGTGTAGCCCTGCGATTCAAGGAACGCCGCCTGGGCGTCTGTCACGTAGTTGTAATGCCCACCCAGGAACTCGTACTTGACTGTCGATAAGTCTGACGGCTGGATTTCTACCACCGTGTCGTTGTTGAGCCAGTAAATGTTTTTGCCCCTGGGGGTTGGGCGAATGTGGCGAAGGATTCCTGGTCGGTCGTATCGGGTGGGTGATTCGGCGTACCGCACAAAGTTGTCTGTCGGTGGCAGAAATTGGGGCATGGTCAGGCAATGATACCAAAAGCAAAAGACCCACCCCGAAGGGTGGGTCTCTGCTTCAACCGTAAGTTGATTAGTTAGCGCCGATGCTCGACGATGACTCGATGCGACGGAGGCTTGCCTCGCGGAAGCGACCGTAGCCACCCAGCCAGTACCAGCCGAGAGGCTGGAGACGCATGAGCAGGTCGGTGACGTTGCCGCGGACAATCTTCGGCACTGCGCCGTTTCCGTCCGTGACGCTGAACGCCTTGGCAAGTGCCTGACGGCCCATGATGTGCGTGCAGTACACGTCCACCGTGCCCGTCGAGCCCGAGCCGTCCGAGGCGTTCGTGAACACCTTGGCGCGTGGGGTCTCGATGAAGCGGACCGATTCGAACTTGCCGATTTCGCCGTTGTAGATGCCCGTCGGGTCGACGTAGTTCGCAGGCGTGCGCCATGCGGCGGCGTCGGTGGCCGAACGGAAGTCGAACGACACGTCTGGGTGAATGAAGCCCATGTAGTCACCGTTGAACGTAGCGACGTTCGCGGCACGCAACTGGGCGACAACCTTACGGACGTCGTTAGCGGCAATGATGTCCTCAGCGGCAACCGTGGTGCGGCTGGACGGGTCGGTTGAACCGCCCGTGGCGTATACCACGTTGGTTCCGCCAGCGAGCACGTCGCGAACGACCTGGTCGATGGAGTCACCTGCGTTGTAGCCGATGATGTTTGCGGCGGCGCTGTCCACGTCAAGGAACGCGGTGCCGCGCAACTTGGCTGTGGTAACAACTGCGTTACCGTATTCGTTGAGGGTGACGGTCACCTGGCTGTCCGAGAGAGCCGTTGGGGTGACATCCGTTACCTCGTTGAGGGTGGACGTCGCCGCGGCGATGTCGGCGAAGATGGTGAACGTGACGCCAGTTCCAGGCATTGCCTGCTGGGTTGGCTGGACGTCTGCGGCCTGGTCGAACAGGAGTTCCGAACGCAACGCGAAGTACGCGAGGCGGTCAAATGCAACCTGGTCAACAGACAGCGAAGAGGTAGTGGTCTCTCCTGCCATGATTTTTGTTTCCTTTGCTAGAGATGGTTATTGGTTTGCTCGTGCATACTCTGCCAGGATTGCTTCTACTTCTTTTTGAGACTCAGCGTTCTGTAGTCTTTGGCTCCAGTCAACGGGTGGCTGGGCGGTGTGGCTTCCTGCCGCAATCTTTGCGACTTTCTGCCACCCTGCCGCTTCCACCTGGGTTGGCGTGGCGTCTGGGGGACTAATCAACTGTGCCTCTACAGCGGCCTGTCGGATTGCGTCTGGGTCCAGTTCACCGTCGTAGCCTTTCATGAAGTATTTGCTCATCGGTGAATTCGGGTCGATGCCCGCTTTCACGAAAGCAAGTTCACGTTTGGCTGTTTCGGCGTCCGCTACCTTCTTGCGAAGTTCTGCGGCTTCCTTTTCCAGTTCCTTCATCCGAGCCCTTACGGGATTTCGGTTGTTGGACTCTTCCATGTCGCTGTCGTAGTTGTCAATGTCTGACATATGGCACTCTCCTTTTACCCACACCACAGCGGAGGACCGTGGCGGCTGTTTGATTGGTCACCCCGTATGCACCGTGCAGGTCGGGGGGCGCCCGCACGGGTTCCTACTTGAAGAAGTATCGTTACGAACTGTAGTGCTGTCTTACGACAGAATCAACTATTAGGCTTCGCCGAGGGCGACCTGTCCGCCTTGTTCGAAGGTTGCTCGACGCTTACGAGCACGGGTTGCGACACGTTGTGTTGCGGCGGCATTGGTTCCGAAGGTTGCGCCCAGGATGTCTTCGCGGGTGAGTGCTTCTTCGCCTTGTAACTGGGTTTGGAGTAACTCTTGGCCGAGTTGGATTTGTCCGAATCCCGCGCGGGCTTCTTCCTGGGTGATTCCCTGGCGTGCTAACAGTTCGGCTTCTCCTGCGGCGAGAGGCATGTTGGCCTGTTGGCGGGCCTGGGTGGCAATCTCGGCGGCGCGTGCGGCACGGACAACGCTTTCACGGGTCCGTTCTGGGTCGATAAAGAAAGAGGCCAACTGGTTGTCATTGAGCCCGTAAAGGGTTTTGAGTTCTTCGACTACAGCGGGGTCGGCTTCCCTTACCGCTTGGTAACCCTGTTGCACCCTTGTTCTAAGTTCTTCTGGGGAAATGTCCCGTTCGATAAAACGCTGGAAATCTTCTGGACTGTCATAGAACCCTGGGTCCATGCCGCCCGCAAGGAGGACGGAGCGGTAGGAGTTTTCGAGTTGAAGGTACTCGCTGATTGTGTATTGCGGTTTGCCTGCGCGGCGGCGAGCCTCGTTGGCTGAGAACCTGCGCTGGAATGCTGGGTTTTCCCGCAACTGGATACCGACATCATCAACCGTGGACGAGCCTGTGATGCGACGTTCTGCGAGGGCGGTGCGTAGGGCGTTGACCAGTTCGGGGTCGGACATGCCGAAATAGGAAAAGACGTTCGCGATGATTGAGGTTGCGGTTTCTGTGTCTTGTGCGGTTTGACGGTTGTAAAAGTCCGAGATTGCTTTGTTGATATCGTCCTTGGTGAGACGTTCCTCGTCGCTTTCCATTCTTTCGTCAATAAAAGTTGTTTCGGTAGTCGGAAAATTTTGCGCCATGAAATCATCTGGCGACATCACGTTTGGCATACTCATTAGATAATCCTCCCGAACGCTTGAACCACCGTGTTGGCCAAGGACCTGGCTTCAGCCTTAGCGTTTTCTGTTTTGTCCCAACCATATTTGGCGTCAGTGCGGAGCAGTCGTTCCCATTCGCCGTTGGTCATGACACGCTGTTTGCCTTCCTCGCCGAACTTGAGGGCTACCTCGTAGTCGGCTTGGCTCATGTCGATACTGTTGATGTCGCGCTCCAAGATTTCTGCGGCGGTGCGCTTGTAGTTGGATGCGATGTCTTCGAGAGAAAGACCCTGGTCGATGAGAGGGGCAAGGTGGGCGTAGCGTTGCTTGGCTAGTTCGCGTTCCTGTCTTACGAAGTCTTCCGAGTTTTGTTCACCAGTGAGTACACGCACGATGCGGGTGTTGGCCGCGTCAGTGCCGACAGGGTTGAAGTATTCGCGCGACACCTTAGCGAGTCCCAGGTAGTCGTTGGATTTGAGGGCGCGTTGGGCGGCAACAGGGTTGATGTATGAACCGTCTGGGTTGGTGCTGAATACTTCTCGGTATGTTTCTTGGGCGAGTCGGTCGCCTTCCCAGCCGAGGTTGATGGCACGGTTGACGAACTGTGTGAAGTCGGTTGTGTCGAAGCCGATGTCGCCGACAACTGATTTGATTTGGCGAATCTTGCCGCTACTTGCGAGACCCTTGTAGTAGCCCGTGTTTTCGAGACGTGCCGCGAAGATAGCAATTTCTTCTTGGGTGAGTGGGCGCGGTACAGAGTATTCTTTGAGGAGGTCGAACAGGTCTGCGTTGGAGCCTCGGTCTACTTCGTCGAGTAGCCACGCTTGTTTGGGGAAGTATTTGCGGATGTTGTCTTCCCAGTTGAGGCCAGCCCTTTTGCCGTCAATGGTGGCCGCGCCTGCGGCTCCTCCAGCGGCTCCTGCTCCAGCACCTCCACGGCCTGCTCTACCCGTTCCAGACCCCGCGCCAGTGCCCGTGCCCGTACCCGCCCCATCGGTGGGTGGGCGGACAGCGCCGCGTGCGCCGAGGCCAGCCTCAAGTTGTCCAGTCATAGCGCCACGGAAATCACCGACCGTTTCGGTAGCGACGCGGGGTGTTTCAATGGGACGTGCTCCAGCGAACTGTCGGTCTTGTGCGGCGGCTTGTGGGGTTAGGGCCTGCTGACCCAAACGGCCAGTCATAGCGCCACGGTTCTCTTGGCCAGGGGCGCCCCCGACTGGGGTAACTGGCGTAGCGGACACACCAGTACCAACCTGGATTACGTCTGCGGCGTTAGCGGTCCCACCGACCACCTGGTTCAACCTGTTCTCAAAAGATGCCAACTCTGCCGACTGCTTCTCATTCCTGATTCTGGTGCTTTCCAGCGGCCTGCCCCATCGGTCCTCGCTGACAACAACAACATCAGAGAACTGGCGTTCCGCGGCCTTCATTGCGTTATTCAAATTTGATTCAAAGAAACTGTCAACTTCAGCAGAAGTGAAACGGTCATCTCGTTTTGTCGTGCTGGAAATAGTCAGCACTTCGCCGTATCTGTTGATTGAAGTTGGGACCGACTTTCGTGCAAATTCCTCGACTTCTGGGGTGATGGCGGGGCGTACCTTTTGCCATGCGGCGGCCAACGCAAGATACTTGTCGGCGTCCGACATCTTGCTTTCCTTGGTGCCTGCTTTGTCCATCTTGGCTTGAAGGTTGCGTACCTCCTTGATTGCGTCCAAATATCTTTTTACGGAAGCGGGAGGATTGTTTGCAATCTTTTGGTAATCTTTGTATTCCTGCTGTAACTCGTATACGCGGCTTGCTGGTATTGCAACCGAAGGCTTACCAACCGCAGAATCCTTACTCTTTACCGAATATTTTTCTTCCCATTTAGCGATACGATTCAGGTCCGCTGGGATGGTTTCCTGAATCATGAGCAGAGTTTCACGCTTTGCTTTGTCGAACTCTGAACGTGAGGCGTACCTATCAGAGTTGGCAACATAACCTTTTTGGAGTTGGTCGAATAGGCTTTCGGCTTGGGTCAGTTGCTCTTCGAGTTGTTGTTTGGTTGCCTTGATGGGTGGCGCTGGAATCTGGTTTTCTGGGAGCGTCAGGTCAAAGTCGTACTTGTCGCTAGTAAGAATGAAATTGTCAGCCACTAGGCAAGTCCTTTGAGTTTATTGGAAAGCACGTCCATCAACTGTAGTGTCGAGTTCGCCTGCGCGACGTCGCCGAATTGCTGTTGGATGGATTGTTCGGCGGCGACTTGAAGGCTGGGGGCGGCGGCGCCGCCACGGGCTTCAGAGATTTCTGATTGCTCGTAAGCGCGAACAAACTTTTCGATTGCCGACGCTGGGACCGCCCGACCCAAAATGCGGCTGACAGACTCTTGGAAAACGGCTCGGGTGTTTTCGCGTGGGGTGGTGCGGATGCGAGTGGGCTGTGGGATGGTTGGTTTGAACTCGGCGAGGAACTTCGGCAGGGCCGCGTCTACGGTAAGACCGTTGAAGTTGGCGTATCGGATGAAGTCTTTCCACGCGGCAATGTCTTTGCCATCCAGACCAGACTGGGACGGCTTACCTTTTTCGCCGTACAGTCCACGGGAAGCAAAGGCCCGCGCATAGGCCAGGCGGACCTCTGCGTCGCCGACGCCAGCCATGACGTTTTCTACTTCTTTGTCTACGTCGTACTGGCCGCGGGTAACTACACCGTTCTTGTCGACGAGTCCGCTTCCGCGGTATCCGAAAGCATCTCTGGGGATGGCCACACCAAGCGACCGATTGGTATTGTAAGCCTGCGAGGCGCGGGGGTCCACCACCTCGTTCTGCTGTACCGTGATACCCGAATCTGGGGTGATGTTCGTGACAACCCGCGGCGGGAGAAGAGTGCCAGTTTGGATTCCCCTGGTGGACGTGGTGGGCGTCAAGGCTGGGGCTGGGCCAATTTGGCCTTCGGCCTCTTCCTCGAAACCTGTTTGTCCTTGTCCGTTGCTCATTTGTCTACCTCTGGGGAGAACTTGTCAGTATAGATTCTTGCAAACTCAGGGTTTTCGTCGATGAGTACGCGAGCAATACTACTCAACCAGTCCCGCAACGGGGCCGCCTGCTTCGAATCCAAGGTCGTAAGACCGACCTTCTCGGCCTCGGCAAGCGCTTGGTCACGGTAGTTGATGTACTTGGCGATACTGGCGGCGGTCGGGTTGTCGGCCACACGGGCATCCGAGGTGAGGCGACGCAAGTCAGAAATGTCATCATCCAACTGGTTCGGATTGAACTGGGCCGACACAGGGAACCCAGGGAACTTCTTGTTGATTACTTCTCGGTACCTGCCCAGCCATGCGCGCTGTTCGTCGCTCAACGTGTCCCCCATGGCATCACGCTTGCGGCGGTAGTAGAAGTTGCCGATGATGTAGTCGGCGGCTTCTTTCACTTCTACTGGGGTGAGGCGGCGGGTGAGGCCAGCCTGCAACGCACGGTTGTAAGCCTGGAACGAGAAGATGTCTCCGCCTGGGGCGAGGTAGCCAGCCACGTTGGAATACTGTTCGAACAGGTCGCCGTTTTCGATTTGCCATTCGCGGAATGCTTCGGTGTTTTCGACACCACCTGCTACCGCGCGGGTCTTGGAACCCATGTAGGAGAAGGCTTCTTCGCCGAAGGTTTCGATGAACCGTTCGACTGCTGTGTCTGGGTTTTCGCTTCGCATGTCGTACCAGGCTTCAGCGATGCTGGACGCCAGAACGTCACCATTTTCGAGGTCGACACGGAAGTCGAGGCGCGGGGAGGTCGGGCCCATGAACTGAAAGAACGACCTGAGGATGGTCAGGTTGCGGGCTTTGCCCTTAGCGTCAGCGTAGAGTTGCGCCATCTCGTCTGGGTTACTGGTGTCGTATTTGCCTGTGGTCATCAGGTACTTGATGGTGTCCACGTAGGTTTGGCCGAACATTGAAGCGGCGTTGGTGGTGTCGGCTTTGACGGCTTCGAAACCGCGGCGCGCCCACGCGGGGAGAATGGCGCTGAGGTTCTGTTCACCGTATGGCAAAACAAACTTGCGGAAGTCATCGAGTTTCGGTGTGTCGGGCAGGAGGTTGGATGCGGCGATTTGTACGACTGGCCCGAACCCAGGAAGGTTCGACACCTGGAATGGGCCTTTGGTCGGGAACGCGAGGATGCCGCCGACCCAACCGCCGATGGGCACATTGAACACGCTCTTGCCGTCGACAGGGTCTTTGTCGAAGAACCCAGAGATAAAGTCGTCTGGGTCATCGTTGTCGTAGGTCATGGCGTTGACAGCGAGTTGGGTCTTGCGGATACGGCTCGGGTCTTCGATGAGGAACTGGCTGTACTTTCCTAAAGTCTCGCGGAAAGCGGTTGCAAATGGGGCGACGATGCGGAACATGTCTTCGAAGTTGGACTTTTCTGCCGCGTTGTACAGGGTCCGTTCGACGTCGTAGAGGGCTACGGCGGACGCAAAGTTCTGGAGGTCGTCGATGGTTGCGTCACCCGTGGCGGCTGTGCCGAAGATTTTGTTGTAGATGTCTTTGCCGCCGACGTAGCGTTCTTCAGTCAGGTTGGCAAAACCCTTGCGGGAAAGGTCCTGGTTGAGGTCGGCCACATAGTCGGTTATCTGCTTTTGCAACTTGAGTTGTTCGTCTCGGGACAGCATCATTGCGCTGTCGGCGACTTCTTTGTAGAAGGCTTGACGAAAGAACGGGGAGCGTTCCAGGTTCTTTTGTGCGGTACCTACAATGCCACCAAAAAACCAGCGCACCCCTGTGTCGAGGGCGCCACTGAGTTTATCGAGGCCAACGGTTTTTCCTTTTTCGATTCGTTCTGCGCGCTTTACAAACTGAGGCAAGATTCCTTCATCGCCTTTGATGTCGACCATGCGACGGAGTTCTTCTGTTCCGAACAGGGTCGGGTCGTTCTTGCGGCGGGTAAACGCGGCACCCTTGAAGACTGGTTGGACATCAGCAATCTGTTCGTCGACGACTACCCCTGGGTTGAATGGGTCTTTGATTTGGATGGTGCGAATGTCAGTGATGACGCCCTCGTTGCCGTTGCCCATGTTGATAACACTTCCGACGTCGAGCGGTTTGCCTGGTTCTATTGGCGTCAGGGTGTCTAAGCGCTGGTTGTTTACGAGAGGGGCAACTTGGGTCTGCTTGGTCCCGTTGGGCAGTTCGACGGTCTCGATGAGAGGGACGCGGTCGTGCTGGATAATGAAGCGCATGTCTTCATCACCGTTGATGAGGGTTTGGATTCGTGCGGTGGTTGGGCCTTCGAGCCATGCCATAATTTTTTCGTTGTCACTGGCCTGGTCAAAGGTGACGTAAAAGTTTTTGCCTGTGCGGTGGTGGGGAAGGCGTACCCCAGAGGAGAAGAAGTCCAGGACATCGGCCTTGGCTCGCTTTCCTTCTGCGGTGTTTTCCATCCATTCGATAAGTTTTGCGTTGCGTTCGTCTCGGGGAAGACGCCAGTATCGGGACATTTGCTGGAGGATTGGGTCGGTTGCAACCTGTCCAATGCTGTCGATATACCCAGTGGTGTGGGCGGCGCGGTCACCTTGGCGGGTGACAATGGCGAAGTTTTCTCCACGGAACTGGCGTTCGTTGGCCAGCAACGGGTCTTTGAGGTGGTTGTACACGGTTTTGTTGGTGGCCCTGGAGTAGTCGTCCCAGATTCCTGCGAGGCTTTCTGAGATTTCGTCGCTGTCCATTTCTTCGAAGGTGCGGGCGAGCACACGACCGAACTTGTCGGTTGGCCTGTTTAGTGGTCCGACGTAGCGTGAACCGATGACTGTCTGGATAAATTGGAAGGGATGGGTGAAGAAACTTTGATATCCGCGGGCGGCGATACGGATGTGGCTGTCAATCATGTTGCGGACGATGTAACCGCCAGTAGCAAGTACAAGTGGTTTCCAGACTTCTTGCTGAAGTTGATTGGTTACCGCAATAAGGATTCTTTCTTCTCCTTCTTTGTTTCTCGCAACGCGCCGCAATGCGTCTTTGGTGACGGGGTTGCCGACGATGGCGCGATACTTGCGGAAGTCGGGAAGGACAAGGGTCTTGTCGACAAGTTCGATGAGTGCGCCTGGTCCGTTTGTTTTCAGGTTGTCTAGTTCATCTGGACTGAACTTTTCTAGAACCTTGTCGGGAATGTACTGGCGGAGCATCTGGACAAGCCCACCGTCGTCGGGCAGGCCAGCGTTGTCGATTGCGTAGGTTCGCACTTTTGCAAGTTCGTCGCGGAGACGACGTGTGGTTTCGGTGGCGATGGCTTTGTCGCCGCCAGCGAACTCGGTAATCTTTTCGATGAACTCGTCGTACAGTTTTTCGAACCGAATGTTGCGCTTCGCGCCGTCGGTGTCTGATAGGTAGGCGACGGTTTTGCCCATGAAGTTTTCGTAGTCTGCGGTTTTGGCGGTGTGGTATCCGATGCCTCGCATCCACTGGTCCATGGTGCGAATGGACTTGGCGCGGTCGAGGCTGGAGCCGTTGACGATTGCGCCTTCGGTTGGGATTTGTTCCCACCAAGAACTGTGTCGGATGTTGCGCCATAGCGGTACACGTTCGCGGGCAAGTTCGCGGGCCGCATAGGTTGCGCCTGCACCTCGGATGTCTCCGATTTGGCGTGGGATGATAACGCTGTTTGTTTCTCGCCCAAGTTGGCTTGCGGCTTCTGCAAGTACAGCCTTGACTTTGAGTGGGCTGTCTGCGGCGGCAAGGCGCATGGCTGTTTCTCCGTCGATGCGTCCACGGAAGTCCTGCATGATTTTGAGTGCGGCTTTGCCACGTTCGATTTCTGTTGCTTCGTCGGAAAGGCCAACTGCTTTTGCTGTTGCTTCAGAAGCGTACCCTGCGAATCGTTCGGAGAGGCGGACTGCTTTGTTGTTCTTGTCAAACCAACGGAAGTAGTCGGAGTCGACGAAAGAGATGGCTTCGGCGGAGTTGATTCCGATTTCGCCTCGGCTGATTCGTGCGGCGGCCTCAGCGGCTTCCTTGGTGAGTTGAGGAATCTTGTCGGTTTGAACGATGCCTTTTTCTACTGCGGCGTCGGCGATGACTTGAGAAATTTTGCGGGTGCCCCACACGCCTTTGGCGGCTTCACCTGTCTTGGCGGCCTTGAGTGCTTGACCTGCAAATAAGGTTGGGTCTGCAAAAATATCCCAAGAAGCATCTATAAAACCAGAAAGCAATGAGTACGGTTTACTGCCTGGAGTAAATACGAGTTCTGCCGCGCCGCGTCCAATGGTCCAAGCATGGCCGTTGATGGTTCCGCGGAATTCGCGGACACGACGCGCTTGTTCGTCTGCGGCTTTGCCACCGAAAAAGAATCCTTCGCCAGCGTCATCGCCAGCAAATAGCGTGCCCAACTGGGTTGACTTGAACCATCCGTCAACACCTTCTGGGTTGTCGCCAGCAAAAATTTGCGACAAAGCATTTTCGCCAACATCAGAAGTGAATTGAAGGCCAGCAAATGTCCAGCGCGAAATAGATTTCACTTTGTCGTAGACGTTGCGGTCCCACCAACCCTTCTTTTTCTCTGGATTATTAGGGTCGTTCTGTTTGATGTACTGGGTGGCGCCCGCGTTAGCAATAACTTGCTGTGCCTGTGGTGACAAGTTCGGGTTCTTTGATGCGTCCAACAGCACTTTCGGTGCAACCCAAGGCATCTTTTTGTACAGGTCCGCGAGCATTTGCGCCTGTTGTGGGGTGGTATTTTTGCCGAGATTGCTTACAGTCGAGATTGCGTCTTGTGCTTCTTTGTCAAGATTGTCTTCGTCTGTCGGGTCAAATGCTCCGAAGAGAGCCATCAGTATCCTTCGCGAAGATAAGAGTCCAACATGTCAGCAAGTTCATCTGACGGATAGGCCGCATACAAGGCGCGCAGTTCGTCGAGCACTGGGTCGGCGTTGCGGCGTCCCATGTATGCGTTGGCTTGCGGCATTGGCCCTGAACCGAACGGGGCTCCTGCGGTGAGCGGTTCGTCGGGGCGTTCGGTCGGGCGGTCTAGTGGACCGAACTGGCCTGGGCGTGGGCGCGGTGTCTGCTGTACGGAAGGCGTGGGGTTGCCCATCGGTACCGCTTTCTGTGCGGCAATCTGCTGTCCAGCCTCACCGTAGGTTTGGCCTGGCGCGGCTTTCGGTGCGAGTAGGTCTGTGCGTTGTGCGTATCCTGCGTCGGACATTTACAGTCTCCCTTGTAGGCTGAGGACCGCTCCTGGTGTGTTGGGTTGACGGGTGACGGCGGCTTCTGGTCCGCCTTCCAACTGGGCGAGCAGTCCTTCAATCCCAGGAGGGCCCGCGGGTGCGGCCTGCATTTCTGCCCCCATACCAGGCATTGCCAAACCAGGCATTGTTTCTGGCGCACCCTGCGGTGCTTGTGCGGCCTGTCGTTCCTGTGCACGTTTCTGCGTCATTTCCACAGCCTTGTAGATAGGAATGTTTTTTTCAACGGTGAGCATCGTAAGATAAGCAAGGTCGTCTGGCTGGTAAGGGCCGTTGGGGTCCGCGGCTTGCGCTTGGATGCTGGACAGAAGAGCGGCCTCCATTGACTCCGCAGTAATTCGGTCCTTCTCGAACTCTGGGTCTGTGATGAGCGGGTCTGCTTCGCGTGCAGATTCTTTCGACATGAGACCAGTGCCGAGACGCTGACCCAAACCAACGATAAGGCCGTTGACGTCAGCGCCGCTAGAAGGATACGTGACGTAGTGGAAGTCTGTTTCGAACGCTTTGTTCGGGACATAGTGAGTCATTCCCCCTGTCACGCGACCTGGGATGAAGAACGACTTCTTGCTTGAACCCCAGTACGCTTTTTCGATTGCGATAGCAATCTTATCTTCTTCGAACAATGCTTGCTCAAAAATTGCTTGTGCTTCTTGGATTCGAAAGTCGACGGTTGCGGCCAACACGTTTTCGCCGCGGCGACCAGTGCGAATGTTTGATGCGGATTCGCCACCGAACTCTGCGGGTATAGCACCCTCAAGACGTTCCTGGCGCTCCAAACGGTCGAGGGCTGTGTCGGTTTTGTATCCAGGGTTGGTTTGCAACTGTTGGATGTCTCCGCCTTTGACCACACCCAACTGGCCTGTCTTGCCGTCCGCCAACTGAAGGATTTCTGGGTTCTCACCTGGGCGTGCAATCAGGTATTCGTCGGGGAAGATGCCGCGTTCGATAGCAATTTCTGTCAAAGCCTGCAAGCGTGCACGGGTGAAGTACATGCCGAGCACTCCGTCGTATTGGCCGCGTGGCTGGTCGAGCGAGATGCGTTGGGGAACGACGGCGAGGGGCATGCCTGTGCGGTTAGGGAGTCGCATGAGTTCGACGACTTCCATGCCTGAGCGTTCGATGTTGTTGAAGTAAGGCTGTGATTCTGCTCCCATGACGCAGACAACGATTTCATTGGCGCATGCGTATTCGAGCAGGGTGAACATGGTGTCGTCTTTGACTTTGCCGACACGGAGACGTCCTACGACCATTTCTCCGTAGTTGCGCATCAGCCACTTGTAGGTTTTGCGGTACGAAAAGATGACATCGTCTGGGACGAGAGCGTCTGGGTCTTCCATAGGGGACACGAAAGTGTCAAGTGGGTTGCGTACTGACCAGGTGGGCTGGAGTTTTTGGAAGTCTGGGCGCAGAATTACTGGGCTGGACGAGTAGGCGAGGAAGTGGCGTGCGCGGCGGCGCATCTTCATGTTGAGTTTGTTGTGGTCCCAGTAGGACAGAACAACTTTCTTGCGGAGACGTGCAAGTTCTTGGCTGTCTCCGTTGCCTGGTTTGAGTGGCGGGAAGTATGGGGCTGGCATGGTGGATGCGATACGCATCGAGGTTTGGTCCAAGCCTTGTACGAGCAGGTTGGCTACGTTTGTGCGGGCGTTGCGGTCCAGTTCGGACAGCGGGATGACGACTTCTCCGTTGGCAAGGTCGCGTACTTCGCGCATGCGGGATAGTACGGGTCCTTGTGCTTCTACACGTTCGTTGTAGAGGGCAACTATTTCTTCAACGGTTCGCACTTAGCAGAAACTCCTAGTCTTAGACAGCCGCGGTCAAGAGTATCATGCTAATAGCCAGGTTGGTCTCCATTGGCGCGGTGGTGCTTTGAACCCTCCGACGTTCGGGAAGTGAAGTTCGGCAAACCAGTTGGCCATCACTAGGTCGGTGCCGTTCTTTTTGTCGGGATGCCATTTGACGAGTTCGTCTACGAGCGCCAGGGTTTTCCAGTTTCCTCGCATGGATGGGAGTCGTACTGCACCCGAGCGGTAGAGCGGTGGGAGTAGGGCTTCGATACCGAGTTTTTCGTCGAACTTGTTTCGGTGTGTGGTGTGGGGGATGATGTTTACCATTTTGCGGGTTTGCCACTTGCGGACGAAGTCGTGTGCGAGGAGGAAGCGTTGGGCGGCGTTGACCTCAACAATGATGTGTGATACGGGGTATCCGAATGCGAACGCACGGTCAGTCCATTCCTCCAACAGACCCGAGTATTCGCCACTGGTGGTGTCGTATCCGAGGAGTTCTTCGGCGGTGAGTTTGATTCGCTCGACGTCGATGAGGTAACGCAGGTTGGTTTTGGGTTGGTATAGCCACCATTGGATTCCCCAGAACTGGGAGGGGGACGGGTCGACAGAAATGACGGATATAACGGGTGGAGTTAGGCCCTCGGGAATATATCCAGGTTGACGGTCGTTGTCGATACAGCCCTGGTAGTTCACTCCGTCTTGGCCGAGGCCGCCTGTTATCCAGGTTCGGGAGATGAGATTGGTGTCATCTGCGTCATCTTCCTGCTGATATACCACCTTGAACGTACGCGGGTTTGAGTACCTGATGTAAGACAGGTCTTTCCAGGAAAGCCTTTTCGGGTCAAGGAGTGGCCCGTTTGGGTAGGGTTCGGCGTCGAAACGACGTGACTTGGGGCCAGTATCCAGGTCCTCGTAGTACGCCTTGTAGATGATGTGCTTGTACTTGTGGCGTTTCAAAGGTTCGTTCTTCTGAATGTCCTCAGGGTTTTCGATGTCAGCCCCGTCGTATTCTTCGTCGTCGAAGTCATAGGTAATTTTGTTGAGGCAGTGGGCGTAAAGGTCGCCTGAACTGAGGCGCTGGCCTACTACAGCCAGTAGACCTGACGGGTCGACACGGGCTTCAGC